AGATGCGACGATGATCGAAGGCAACTTGCCAACCGGTCACCGGACAACAATTCGGACAGGATTACCCACACCAACTTTCCGTAAATTGTACGGCGGCGTCCAACCGACGAAGTCAACCACCGTGCAGGTGACCGACAATACGGGCATGCTGGAAGCCTATGCCGAAGTTGATAAGGCGCTTGCCGACCTCAATGGAAACACTGCTAGTTTCCGACTTTCGGAAGATCGGGCACATTTAGAAGGCATCAACCAGAAGTACGTTGATACGCTCTTCTTTGGTGACGAGGCTACCAATCCGGAAGAGTTCACCGGACTTGCACCGCGGTACAATTCATTGTCCGCAAGCAATGCCGAGAACATCATTAATGCCGGTGGATCAGGTTCAGACAATACGTCAATTTGGCTGATTGTCTGGGGTCCGAACACATGCCATGGCATCTATCCGAAAGGATCGACCGCCGGTCTGACAATGACCGACAAGGGCCAGGTGACCATTGAAAACATCGATGGCTCAAACGGCCGGATGGAAGCATACCGGACGCACTATCGCTGGGATTGCGGACTCTCTGTTCGTGATTGGCGGTATGCCGTTCGTATTGCCAACATCGACAAGTCGAACCTGACTAAAGATGTGTCGGGATCTTCTGCCGATCTGACCGACCTGATGGCGCAAGCTTGCGAGTTGATTCCATCTCTCGGAATGGGTCGCCCGGCGTTCTATTGCTCGCGCACGATTAAGTCGTTCTTGCGCCGGCAAATCGCCAACAAGGTGTCATCTTCGACGCTCACTATGGAGCAAGTCGGCGGTAAGCACGTTGTTACTTATGACGGCATACCAGTTCGCAGAACTGACGCTTTGGCGCCAGATGAAGCGGCTGTTTCTTAATCTTCTTGAAAGGAGTTTTTCATCATGTTGATGGATTCACGTTTAGAGTTTGCCAACGGAGAAGACGGAAGTCAGTCCGCTGGTACGTTCCTCGCAACTAACCAGGTTGACCTAGAGGTCGCTCGCGATATGGGCAATGGTCAACCGCTTTACCTGGTCATTCAGGTTGATGAGGCGTTTGCTTCGTCAGGATCAGCGACTGTGCAATTCCGACTCCGGTCGGATGCCAGTGCTGCGATCAACGCTACTACGTCAACCGGTCACATTGATACCGGTGCCGAGGCGTTCACGGTGATGACAGCGGGTCACACGAAAGTGATTCCGTTGCCCCTCGAAGGAAACGAATATGAGCGTTTCCTGGGCGTGCAGTTAATTATCGGTACGGCCACGACAACCGGCGGAACGTATTCGGCTTTCATCACAGCTGAACCGCATGGCTGGAAAGCTTACGCTGACGCCGAGAACTAGGGGTAAGGAATGAAAGTCTTATTAAAAAGAGACTTTATCATTCCTGACCATCCGCGGTTTCAGGGTGGTGTCGATTTGGTAGAAATACCGGACGGCATCACCCTGCCGGCGGATGCGGTCATAATTGATGAAGAAAAACCGACAAAGCGTTCTCGTAAAATGAAAGAAGAAGAACCCGTTGAGGAATAGGTGAATGCCAGCAATTTCAAGCGTTCAAATTTGCAATATGGGATTATCGCATGTTGGCGCGAAGGGATCGATCGAAAGCCTCGATGAGTCCAGTCGTGAAGCACAGGTGTGTAAGCTTTGGTTTGACTGGTCGCGAAACCAGGTGCTCGAAGATTTCAACTGGCCGTTCGCACGCAAGCGTCAGGTTTTGGCGGTGCTTTCCGGAGAGGATCCTCCAGCGGAGTGGGGCTTTCGATATGTTTATCCAAGCGACTGTGTCAAAGCACGGTGGATTGTTAACCCTGTCGGTAAAGAAGCCGACGCCATTCCCTTTACAGTTGAAACGATTGCTGATGGATCACTAAAGTCAATTCTAACGGACCTTGAGGAAGCTGAATTAATTTTCACTTTTGATCAAATTGATCCGACGCTGTTCAGTTCAAAATTTATTGACGCTTTGAGTTATCGTATCGCATCGAATATTGCTTTTCAGATAACCGGGGATCCAGACCTATCACAACAGGTCTTTAAAGTTTATTCCACGGTTCTTCGAACTGCGAGCGGTTCAGCTGCACAGGAAGGCATCGATCAAATTCCGCGTGACAGCGAGTGGATTCGTACTCGATGGTAAAGTTGTTACAACCATCGTTCGCCTCTGGCGAAATCGCGCCCGCGCTGTACGGCCGCGTCGATGTTTCCAAATATGCGATCGCTTTGCGTACAGCGAAAAATGCCCTGGTTTATTCGTCTGGTGGCATTGCCAATCGCCCAGGAACTGAGTTTGTTGGCCCAGCTAAATCGCATAATAGTGCGGTGCGCCTTATACCATTCGAAAGCAGTAGCAGTGATACATATGCTCTGGAATTTTCCAACTTGGCTATGCGGCCGATCCGCAATGGCGGCCACGTCTTAGAAACGGCGAAAACAATTAGCGGTGCAACGCAAGCAAATCCGGTTGTGATTACCGCAAATGCTCACGGGTACAGCAACGGCGACGAGGTTCGGATTACCGAAGTCGTTGGCATGACCCAATTGAACCAGAACCGTTTTACAATTGCGAACGTGACAACCAACACATTCGAACTGCAATCACAGGTAACGGGCGTCAACGTGAACGGTTCTGGGTTTTCTTCTTATTCGAGTGCGGGGAAAGCAGAGCGTGTTCATACAGTCGTAACACCGTACCCATCAGCTGATTTAGCGGAGTTAAAATATGCTCAGTCTGGCGATGTTCTCACCTTGGTGCACCCGTCCCACGATCCGCGGGAATTATCTAGAACCGACCATACTGTTTGGTCCCTGGTCGCCCCGACATTCGAGCCGGCAATTGCATTCCCAACGGGTCTGTCAGCGAGTGCCGCAACCGGCGGATCGTTGAACTTTGCTTACAAAGTTGTCGCGGTCGCGGAAGACACTCTCGAACAATCCTTGCCGGGGATCGTGTCAACCACCGCATTGACCGCTGCAACGCAAGCAAACCCCGTGGTCATTACGTCTAGCGGGCATGCGCTAAATGATGGTGACACGATACATATAGCTGGCGTTGTCGGCATGACCGAATTGAACGGTCGGCGGTTTGTCGTTGCAGGCAAAACGACCAACACGTTTGAACTTCGCGGCGAAGATGGAACAGCACATACCGGGTATACGTCTGGAGGCACGTTTGCTCGCGATTTTACGTCTGCAAATTCAGCCGCGCTATCGACGACGAACACAATTACGATTAGCTGGACCGCGGTCGATGGTGTCGAAAAGTACGACATCTTTAAAGAAGATAACGGGATATTTGGTTTTATTGGTGAAACAACGGGCATAAGTTTTGTAGATGACAACATCGAAGCAGATCTGACCGATACACCACCCCAACAAAAGAACCCGTTTTTCGGTCCAAACAATAAACCTTCTTGCGTTTCGTTTTTTCAACAGCGCCGGGTGTTTGGAAATACCAACAATAAACCCGATACAATTTTTTATACGCAAACCGGAAATCTATCGAACTTTAACGTAAGCTCGCCATCGCGAGATGATGACGCGATTACGGCTGCGCTGTCTGCATTACAGCTGAACGAAATACGGCACTTTGTGCCGCTAACTGATTTGCTGGTTTTAACGAGTGGTGCAGAGTGGAAGATTAATGCCGGCAGTGATGTCGCGTTTTCAATAACAACGCTGAGACAGAACCCGCAAACTTATATCGGATCAAGCCATGTTCCGCCTTTGATTTGCGGCGGTGCGGTTTTGTTTGTTCAAGATCGTGGCTCGATCGTCAGAAATCTTGGCTATGCGCTGGAGAGTGACAGTTACACGGGCGGCGATCTTACAATTTTAAGTTCTCATTTGTTTGAAGATAAATCCATCTTGGAGTGGGGGTATCAGCAAATTCCTCACTCCATGATTTGGGTTGTTCGAAGTGACGGCGTTTTATTAACGCTTACCTATAATAAGGAGCAAGAGGTGGTTGCCTGGACGCGGAGCGAAACGCTGGGCAATTTTAAATCTGTATGCTCGGTTCCGGAATCTACAGATGTTGAAGACGCTGTGTATTTTGTTGTGGAGCGCACGGTCAACGGCAACACAGTGCAGTACATCGAGCGTGTACATACGCGGTATTTCGATGATGTGCGCGATTGTTTCTTTGTTGATAGCGGTTTGAGCCTCGACAATCCTGTCGCTATTACAGCTGCAACAAGTGCTAATCCTGTTGTCATCACGGCGGCAAGTCACGGTTTCGAAAACGGTGACGAGGTCGATATTTCCGATGTGACGACCGGCGTTAATTCTGCTGGCACCGCTACGGGCATGAGCCAGATTAACGATTTGCGTTTTACGGTTGCCAATAAAACCACGAACACATTCGAGCTTTCCGGCATTAATGGATCGGCATTTACCGCATACACCGCGGGCGGAAAGGCGCGGAAGGCAGTGACCTCGATCTCGGGGCTTGATCATTTGGAAGGCGAGACGATTGCATGCCTTGCGGACGGCAACGTGGTTGCCGGCCTGACGGTTTCTAACGGTGCCGTTACTCTTTCCAGAGCGGCGTCGAGAGTTCATATGGGTCTTGGATATACGACCGATCTGGAAACGCTAGACCTCAATTACACGACCCGGTCGGGCACTCTACAAGGTCGGTTAAAGAAAGTTGCCAAAGTCGTTTTAAGGTTCGAGGAAACCCGCGGAGGATTTGTTGGACCGGACTTTGATAACCTGGTCGAGATGAAACAGCGCGAGTTTGAATTGCTCGGCCAGCCGACCCAGCTGATCACTGGCGATCGCGAAGTTGTGATATCGCCTGACTGGAATACGGGCGCCCGCATTGCCATTCGTCAGACCGATCCGCTCCCGCTGACCTTATTAGCTGTCGTTCCAGATGTCGCGGTGGGTGGGTAGTAATGGCAGATATAAGAATCATTCCATCAACGGAAGCGCATGCGATCGAACTAGCCGACAATATGCGCCAGGCGGATGTTGATGAAATTAAAGCCAGTCACGGCGTGGATCCTTTGAGGGGCGCGGTCATTAGTTTTCGATCGAGCGAGACATGCTTTACCGGCATGGTTGATAACCAGGTTGCTTGCACCTATGGCGTGATCCGCCGGCATGTCATGTCGGATCGCGGTATGCCGTGGTTGCTGACGACCGACTTGGTTGAGCGTTACGCTCTGCAATTTTTGCTCGGAAGCAGAGATGTGATGGTTCAAATGAAACGCGCTTTTGGTTTTCTGGAAAATTGGGCGGATATCCGAAACGAAGTAGCATTAAAATGGCTGAGATGGATGGGCTTTCGGATGTGTCACGCAGAGCCGTGGGGCGTCGAACGTCGATTGTTTCAGCGTTTTTATTGGGAAGAAAAATGAAGATTATACAGGCGGATCCTTTGAACCCAAACCATGTTAAGGCTGTAAAATATGGCGCTGCATGTTTTGCGGACCATGCCGATCGTCCCGACATTATGCCGGATGTTCACACAACCAAGGGCCGGCAAAATCTTGACCAGGCGATTGATCGACTGATTAATATCAACGGCGTTACGATTTTTTTAGCGATCGAGGACGGTATATGTGTGGGCGGTGCCGGCGTTTTAATTACCCCATACATTTTTGATTATTCACGCACCGCGGCTGATGAACTTTTCTGGTGGGCTGATGACCAAGCTTCACCAAAGGTTGGTATGGCACTGCTGTATCAGTTGCGAAGGCACATAAAATCGCAGTCAGCATCATTTTGTATTTTTCACCATTTAACAAATTCGCCGGCGGCGGTGCAGAAAATCTATAAACGTATGGGTCTGAAACCATTGCAATCAACTTATGCGGGAGTGATCTAATGGCAGCGGCCTCGACACTTGCATTGGTATCGATTGGCGCGAGCGCGATTGGTGCTGGTGTGACTATGATTGGTCAACAGCAACAGGCACAGGCTACCGCGGCCAGCCAAAGGTTCCAAGCCGCGGTGGCGAGAAATAATCAGGCTACTACGGAATTCCAAGCCCGAGATGCGATCGAGCGTGGACAAGAACGTGAAAAACTTAAACGACTGGAAACAGCAAAGCGGATGGGGACGGCCCGTGCAGCTGGGGCCGCCCGCGGTGTTGTGGTCGATGAGGATAGTTTCGGAACAATTACAGAAGATATTGTGGAATTCGGAGAGTTAGACGCTTTAAACGAAGCGGCAAATGCGGAACGCGAAGCCTTTGGGTTGCGGGTCCGAGCGCAGAACTTTGCAAGTGAAGCAACCTTGCTTGACACTTCAGCAAGCAATCAGATTGCCGCTGGAAAAATTGCAGGGCTGAGTACGCTGATCAGCAGTGCTGGAACCGTTAGCGGCAAGTTTGCTGACGCCAAGCAGAAGGGAATTTTTTCATGAGAGTCCCTCATGTAGATTTTGGAAACATTACAAAAGTATCTGGGCTTGGATCTCCGTATCAAACTGCGAAAGGCGCAACGCCTGATGCGTTTGGTGCCGGCATTGGCCGGGCAATGGCTGGGCTTGGGCAAGCAACTTCAAAAGCTGCGGACGATACCTTTAAAATTGCCAGTGCTATTCAGCAAGAGGATAACGAGGGCGAAGCGCGGGAGCTTGATGCGGAATTTATGAATGCCATAACAATTGAATCTCATGGCGGTCAATTAGATCCTAATAACCCACAATCTGCAAAAACGGGTTTTTATAATACAAAAAACAAAGATACGTCGGCCGCGTTATCGGATTTTAATAATGCAATTAATGAGCATCGTGAGCGCATTTACGGTAAAGCTTCTAATGACGCGGTAAAAAGAATTATTGAAAAGCAATTTAGCGATCGCGTTTTTAGTCAGTTTAACCAATCTCATAAATATGCAGCACAACAGAAATCTAATTACAGAAAAATTCAAGCCCAGTCGCGTCAATCTGCTTCGATGAATTTAGGTATTAACGGAACGGAAACAGATTTTATACAGGCGTTTTACACCATAGAAAATGATGAGCGAGCTTTGTCCAAAGGGCAGGGGTTAGAAAAGGCGATCGTTGATCAGCGTATTGCTCAAAAACGGTCAGATTTAATTATCGGAAGAATTTCGCGACTTAATGCAAGCGACGAACCTGGTGCAAGTAAAAAGGCAAAAGCTCTCTTTGAATCACAGTCTGCGCTTGGAAACATTGATGGAAAAAGGCATGGCGCTTTAAAGGAGGCGATTGATAAAGCAAACGTGGGAGAAGAAACAAACAGGGTATACGACGAATGGATTCAAGCTAACCCGATGGAGACAAGTGTCGGAGATTTAAATCCGGACAATGTCAGGGCTGCAAGAAAAAAGGCTGCAACAATTAAAGATGATACGGTGCGAAAGGCGTTTGAGGCAAAGATAGATAAAGATGTTTCAAGAATTAACGCTGTCGCTAAAGCGGAGAAAAGTAAAATCGCGTCTGAAGTTAGAACGTGGCTGCATGAAAATCCTGGTAAAGATATTTTTGACTGGAAAGCATTAGAAAACAACGGCCCAAAATTTACACGAATAGCGGGAGATGGAACTTTATTTAAGTCAATTGTTTCAACGCAAACGGCTATACAAAAGGGTGAGCAATTTGCTGCCGTAACAGATAACAAAACCTTTTCGGAGACTTTGCGAATTCCTAAAACAGAACTAGCAAAGGTTGAGGATGCACGGTCCGAGATACCAAATTGGCAAAAAATGACAGAGGGAGAGCAAAACAAAATATTAACAAAGATACAGAATGATAAAAAAGAAATTATTAAGTTAAAGCAAAACCCAAGGTATTTGCGTAACACTTGGGTGAAATTGTCAAACAACATGCCAAAGAAAATGGCGAAAGCAATGTCGGATCCGGATCTTCCCGCCACCGATCCTAATTTTGAAATTGTTATGTCGGCCCGTGAAGTTATGCGGACTTGGATGTTAGACGACAGGCAAATAAATAACCCGCCAAATGACGAGGCTATTCAGCGCAAAGCTGCTGAAATTATGATGGATATTAGGTCTGATCCGGAGGGATTTGAATCGGATGAACGATCTTTTACTGGCTATGCAGTGCAGCGCAATAAAATGTCTGCAAAGCAAAGGGCTGTGGCAACCGTTCCAATAAATGAAATTCCTGATTACATTCGAAAAGCAATTGAAGCAGATATAAATGCGAGAAGAGGCACAAGAGATCCAAATGGGAGGGTGCAAGCTTTATGGGTTGAAACGAGAAACCGTATAAACGATGAAGGCATAGATGGAGTTATAGAAGAATTAGCCGGCGCTATCGCTATGAACGATCGGAGGCGTATTGATCGGATACTGGGGAGAAGTGAATAACTATGTCTGAAATTTTTAAAATTATAGACTCAATTCAGCCCTCTGTTGAAGAGCGAAGGGACGCGGTAGAGGTCACGGTCAATGATAATGAGCCGCTTGAGCTGGAACAGAAAAACAGTGAAATAGATAAATTAATAGAACGAGATGTCACGCCAGATATTTCTAGTGATGCCAGTAAGTCGGTTGGCAATGCGCTTTCGGTCAATCCTGACGATGCGGCAAAGAACAAAAATGCTGCGGCCGAGTTAGAGATAGAGCCGGGGGTTATCAAACAAGCGCCAGACATTTACAGGCCGGCAGCACGCAAAAGCGAAATTGATCGACTGTTACAAAATAGCCCGGTAACACAGAGGCATTTTTCTAATCCCGATAAAGCCGAGATATCTCACGACTCTGCCGAAGAGTTAAATATGTTCGAGCAGTTGTGGCGCGGTCTAAGCGATACATTTTCAGAACAGGTCGAGGGTGTTCAAAAAGGGTTTAAGACAGGTCAGGCAATTGTCGAAATGTCAGATATTGGCGGCCGACTTTTTGATGGAACTATGACGCCAACAGATGAGGCGCGTCTTAAAGTTCTAGAAATGACCCAGCGCAAAAACAAAAGCGATGCCTGGTTTGCAGCGGCTGGCGAACAGATACCAATCTTGGGGCAAATTTTAGCGCAAGGCGCTGTGCGGGGTTTGCAAACAGCAATACCTTTGGGTGCCGGTGCAGCCATAGCCGGGCAACTGGGTCCACAAGCACTATTGCCGGAAGAGTTAGTAACTGTGCCGGCTGCAACCGCAACCGGTTTTGCGATCGGAATGCGTGCCGGTACGTTAGAGGAAGCGTTTTTTTTAGAGCGCAATCTCGCAATGATGGAGTACCACAATTTTAAAGATGCTGACGGCAAGCGCATGGATCCGGATATTGCGCGTGGTGCAGCACTCGCCGCGGGTACATTAAATGCGGCATTGGAGACGACAGGTCTTGCGGCAATTGTAAAACGTATTCCTGGGCTCGATCGTTTGTATAAGGTTGGTGGTCGTGATGCGGTAAATAGATTGGTTGGGGAATCGGTTGTTCGAAATAATACCCTTGCAAATCGGTTAAAGAAATTTGGTGTTGCATACGCCGCGGGTGTTTCGATCGAGACAATTACCGAAGGTTTGCAAGAGTTATCGACGTTAATGTTTGGCGAAGTTGCTAAAGCGGTATCCGATCAAAAATTTAAAAGCGCGACGATTGAAGAGGCGGCTAAACGAACAGGTGAGGCGCTGGTAAAAGGTTTCCAGGCGTCAACGGTTTTAGGTGCGGGCGGCCCAGGTGTGCAGGCGGGTATCGATACTTATCAGGCGCGGCGCGAGAAGGCACAAACCGCAAAAGACAAAGCGGAGATTGCAAAGAAGGCGAACGAACTAGCGCGAAACAGCAAGCTCGCTGAACGTGCCAGGGATGTAGCTGAAGAACACCGGGCTGATGTTTTTCGTGAAAACGGCGTGGACAAAGTCACAATTGATGCGGAAGCGTTTACAGAGTACATGCAAGACGAGGCTGATCCAGACTTTGCAGCATCTCTTGGAATGACAGAAGAGGGATTGAATGAGGCGCTCGAATTGGGTGGCGAGATCGTTATCGATGCCGAAGGCTTCGCCCATTTGATCGGTCGCGAGAGCTATGACCAGATCGCGGATCATGTTCGTTTCGATGAGGACGGCATGACAGGTGCCGAAGCAAAGGATTATGAAGCAAACGCAATGAGCGAACACCTTCAGAAATTTTATGAAGAGTTCGAAAGTTTCGACGTTGAGAAGCAAACAGAGATAAACACGATCCGACAGGAAGTCGAAGCCCAGGTAAGGGCGGCCGGCCGATCGGACAACGAGGCGCAGTTTATTGGCATGCTGCTAGGTGAGCGGTATTCGACACGCGGCGAACGGGCAGGGATGTCGCCGCTTGAAATGTACCGCCGCGACAATGTTCGAATGGTCGGACCTGGTCAACAGTTGCCAGGATTCGACATGCTTGACCTGGCGATCGACAAATTGCGCGGAGGTGTGCCGGCGGAACAATTCTTACGCCTACGCAAAACGCCAATGATCAACGCTCTGATCGAACGCGGTGGCATTGATCCGACCAGTCGTCTTGCGGGAGAACTTT